CGCCCCGCAGCACCAGCCCCCGCAGCACCAGCCCCCGCAGCACCAGCCCCCGCAGCACCAGCCCCCGCAGCACCAGCCCCCGCAGCACCAGCAGCCATCTGCCCAGCAGTGGAGCCCGCGCCTAGCGCGGCGTTAGTAGTCACAAGCCCCGGCACCGAAGACGGGATGGCGCTTCCAGCCAGTGTGAGGCTTTTAGCGCCAATGTTAGCCACGGCGCTGCCGATACCTGCGCCGCCGAAGGCACCGAGACCGGCCATCAGGCCCTTTTTCAGGCTCCCCGTGGCCGCAGTATATCCCGCGCCGACGAGTAGGGCGGCGCTAAGGCCACCAGTAAATGGCGCGAGTACAGCGCCTAGAAGCGTAGGCAGAAGCTTCTTCAGGAAGTTTGCTTCCGGCAAACCCGTGTGCGGGTTGATAGTAAGGGAGCCCCCGTGGGCCAGCGCCAGCTGTTGGAGACCACCGACTTCTTCGGGAGTCATATGGACGAGCATGGTGTCGCCGTTGCGACCATGGCTCTGGAGCTGTTGGGCCACCGGGTTAGCTAAGGCGGTTAGTCCACCCTGAGCAGGCATGTCAGAGTTCATCCCGGGCATCTGCTGACCAAGGGCGGGAGAAGGGTACTGCTGACTGGGGGTGTTTTGCATGTCGCGCCCTAATACTACGTCCTTTATACGTGGTGCCGGATGAAATCCAAATACCTAAGTAGGCCTAACCTCTACAACGAGACGAACTGGACGCCAACAATGACGGACGGAGTAGCCGGGATGGCCGGGGTTACGCCCGCCGAGTAAGTAACCGCCGGAAGATGCTCGACCGTCACAGCGGTATCAGAGACCCGGAACATGATCTGCGCGTAGTCGTTGGCAGCAGCCACAGCGAGCATGATCGGCGTCACCGCCACGAGATAGGAGGGCACCCCGGCGGACTTCCGCGCCGGGATGGAGAACCGAGTGTTGGACCCAGCCACGTCCGTGCCGTTCTGTCGCAACCAGATATCGACGTACTCTATCGCGTTTTGCGGGTTCTGGAACTGGATGCTGTAGGAGATGATGTACTCCCCCGGGTGCGCGAAGGTTATACGCGAGCTACTGGTAATGCTGATGTCAGCCGCAAAGTCCGTACCCGTGTAGGTAATAGCATAGGCTTGGTCGATAGCAGCTGCTGACTGGTCTGCGGTACTGACCAGTTGAGCGTAGGGCACACTGATACCCTTACCGTCCCCGATGAACTCTCCACCTTGGAAGATATCGGCGGAATACTTCTCCGCATTACACGCTGTATTGGAGTCCAGCTGGGAGAAGTATAGCTCAATACCCCGCAGCAGCTGGCGCATATATTGGGGGTCGTACTCTATAGGAGGGTTCGGCAGGGCTGACGCCCTGAAGCGGTCCATAGCCATTAGCGGTTGTCTCCCCAATAAAACTGCTCAAGCTGCTCCCGGTCAGCCAGCGCGGCCTCTACCGTACTACGAGATTTACCATAATACTTCTTCCTGTTCGCGGTTATAACGGCCATCCATTTACCGTCAGCCAAAGCGTAGACACCTCGGTGGCCGGATTTGCCCGGTTTAGCGCGTTTGTTACGGGCTTGCGCGGTGAGGGAAGCCCACCGACAGTTATCTGGGGTATAGTCGCCGTAAGGGTCTACGCGGTCTAGTGTCTGGTTACCCGTAGGCTCTCCCATAGCTTCTATAAACGCAGTATACGTGTGCCATGCGCTACATACAGTTACGCCGCGCCCGCCGTATTTAGGGTAATCCTTATCACTCTGGTTGTAGCAGCGACGCATCATCGCGCGCCATGTGTTATATGACGCCTTCCCAGAACCACCGTGCTTTGTGATACGTTCTTTAAGGTAGCAGCCACACGAAACTGTATTACCAGTAGTTAGGGCGGCGCTGTCTGCCGTATGTACATTCCCGCAGTCGCATACACACTCCCACACTTGCCGCTTACTGGTATTGCGCCCTGCGTGCCGCACAACACTTAAACGTCCGAAGCGCTCACCGGTAAGATCACAGAATTTAGGCATAAGTCCTCCGTAGCTTGGAGTACTATACACCGTGATCTGTACGTAAGTCAACGTTTGCCGTCCGGTCGGCCATCGAGGCGGGGGGCTCCCAGCTGCCACTGGACACCAAGGTTCTCGGACTGGACTTTAATCGCCATCTGCCTTGCGCGAGCGCGGATGAAGACCTGATCGGTGTACTGGCCAACCGACGTCTGGACTACGTTCTGGCTATCAAAGCTGTCCGACTGGACCGCACCACCGGGGAAGTTACGCGGGCGCAGGGACATGGTCGCTTGCGGCGTCGCCGCCGTAGACCCATCAAAGGCAATGTCGGGAATAACCCTGCGAGTCAGGATGAAGTTCTCGCCGTCGTCTAGGTCGAAGTCCGAGGACTGGATGTAGCTGGTCATGGCCACACCGTCATCGTCCACGCCAAGCTCGTGGGAGTAGATATACCCTGTAGTTCCGCCGCCCGCCGTATTGGCCGCTTGTGGGTAGTGGCGTAGGGGCGTGTCCAACCAAGCCGTACGGGCTAGAGTCCCGTAATACCAGATGCGTTCCAGATGGTTATAGACCACATAGGCGTCGTTATAGTCACTCGTGGCCGTGGGGTAGAACCACCAGATTTCATTCCACTGCTCGTTGGTGCCGCAGATGACCTGATCGGCCTGAGCGAGGTTGATGTTGGTGAAGACATGGTTCCGCAGGGTGCAGGGGAGCGTCTCCACCCGGCCTGTGTAGGCGTAGAACTTGTCCTGCCCCATCCAGTAGACCACGTTGGCAGCGGCGATGACTGACCGGGACGACACGATGGAGATGTTATCCGCGTACTCTTGGAGCCCGAAGACGTCCGTCGTGCCCAGAAACTGAAGCGTGTAGAGGTGGGTATCCGTCCAGATCAGATGCTCCTGCCGGGTAGGCAGCGCCCTAATGATAAGCGAGCCTCTGGATACGCGGATATCTCCAGCTGTATTCGTCGTGCTAGGCGTCCAGTCGCCGGGCGTGTCTTGGTCCGCCCACCGGATAAGCATGGGGTCGAAGTCCGCCTCGTTCGTGCTACCGAAGGGCACAGCGCCGAAGGCCAGCAAGTGCCTGTCCTGCTGAGAAACCAGCAGCTGGCCGATCTTTACAGGTACGGCGCTAGAGCTAAACCCTTCCGCCGTGGCGTAATCCTGTAGGGAGATTGCCCGCGTACCCAGAGCAGAAGCAGGGTCGTCCACAGTTCCCCGTGCCCACCAGAAAGCGGGGCCGTTCCGGATGTTCATGACAAGGTCGTTGTCGAAGTTGGCGAACCACCAGCTGCGCAGGGGGAAGTTAATCGGAGAGGTGCTGCTGGAGCCCCAAGTGCCGCGACTCCATGAGCCCGTGCCCCAGCCATAGCCGAAAGTCGTGATCGGGTAGCCGGGCTCCAAGATAAAGTCGAGCACGATGGCGGTGCCACCCGTAGACGCCACAGAGGAGGTAGCCGACGTCGTGGTCGGAAAGGTGAAGATAAAGTCGTCTACCCGGGTGACGACATGGGTGCCGTTGATCTCAGAGACCGGGATTCCACCGATTGTCGCGCCCGCCACCCCAGAAACCACAACACTGTGCCCGGTGCTTACGGCGTGCGGCGTAGCCCCAAGATTAATCGTGACGACAGCCTGCCCATTACTCACGTTGACGCAGTTGTTCGTGGTCGGAGAAGACAGGGTTGGGTCCGTAACCCGCAGGGGGGTGATGTCGGAGAAGTTCCCGCCCACTTCGATGTAGACGTTCGAGTTCGTGCCCAGTGCCAGAAAGTCGTCGGAGTAGGTCGTGACCCAGTTCCACATCTGGCGGCAGTAGCCTTTGAACGACGCAGCCGTAGTCTTCTCCCAGCCACCGATCTTCTCAGGGTAGCCGGAGCGGAACCGGATTCTGTCGCACGCACGCCAGCCACCCTCGTTGGAGTAGTCGGTCTGGTCGCGGTTGATACCGGGCTTAAACTGAAGCTTAATAAATGGCATGGGGAGGCGTCACCTCTTTCCAAGACAGCGTAGCTTCGTCCCAGACATAGAGCCCCCCGTCGGCTGGCATCGGAACGGGCGGGTCCCAGTCGCAGGTCGTCGTGTTCAGCGTCCAGCTGGGGTAGGGTTGCGGCGGGATGAAAGCGTTCAGGGTTGGGTTGAAGGTGTAGCCGATACCCGCGTAGCGCACGCGGAAGCTACCGCTGTAGCTGGTCTGGACCCAGTTGGTGTCTTGCCCGAACAAGGACCGGCAGAAGGCAATGCCCTTGGCTTCGCTTTCCTGACCGTTCTCCATGATGTCGCTGTTGTTCACCACGATGACTTGGGTAACGACGTTGTTTTGGTCGAGTTGTGCGAAATGGGCCATTAGAGAACCGTGAACGTGCCAGAGCCCGTGAAGGTGTGAATAGTGTAGGAACCGCTAGTCGTAATCGTGCCGCCAGTGCAAGAGGCCGAGCCGGTTAGGTATCGGATGATGACGATACCGGAGCCACCGACACCACCAACCCCGACGGTATCAGGGGTAAAGCCGTCGTTACACCCGCCGCCGCCTGCGCCGCCCTGATTGGGAACCCCAGAACCGCCGGGGAAGTTTCCGCCAGCGTAGGTTGTGCTTGCGCCGTTTCCGGCCCCCGATCCGCCAGCGCCACCTGGGCCTGAGTTTCCGCCGCCGCCGCCGCCGCCGCCGTAATTTACGGACGAACCTGAAGTGCTGTTAGATGTAGCCGCGCCGCCCGCTGACCCACTTGGACTGCCGCCGTCGCCAAAACCTCCAAGTGTTGTGTTGCCGCCGTTATTGCCTCCAGTTTGGCCGGAAAGGCCATTACCACCGCCGCCGCCGCCGCCGCCCGTAGACGTAACGCCTAAGGCCGAACTATCGTTTCCGTTTCCGCCCTGCCCCGCACCAGATACAACAGGCCCGCTAGTCCCGCCGCCGCCGACGACAACAGAGTAATTACCCGCGTCCACCCCAATCGAACTTGCAAGAACATCGCCGCCACCGCCACCGCCGCCCGCGCTGTTATAACCACCGCCACCGCCGCCGCCGCCGGATACAATCAAGTATTCCATTATCTTTGGGGGAGCCTTCCCAAACATGCCCCACCCACGGGCAGCAGCAGCAGCGCGGGTTGCAAGAACGGGCATCAGGCAAACCGAGACTGAGCGGCAAACGCAGTAAACGCAGCGGAGCCAGTCTTAACAATCGTGACCGTATAGGCATCAATTGACGACGCATTACCCGTAGTCGGAGCCGTGCCACCCTGCCATTTAGGCGTCACCGAGGAGCCGTCGATCTGGAAGGCGGACTGGTAGTAGGCCGTGGCTCCGTTGGTTACGAGGAAGACGAGGGTGAGGCTCTCGCCCGTCACCATGAGCGAGTTAAGCGTGTTCGAGCCGTTGCCCCGGACGTTCAGCGTCCAGTTGCCAGAGGCGTTTGTCGTGTAATACAGGACCGACTGCGTAGTCACATCGTAGTTGATGGTGCCCGTCGCCGCCGTGGCGCTAATCGTGACCTGTTCGACGGCGTTAACCAGCTTAGCCCCAATGGTGGTTGCGGAGCCGGTAAAGATTTGGA